TTGCTGGTAGCTCATCTTCGAAATATCGTTTCCGGCATTGAAGAATGATTTCCTCAACATATCAATTTTCTTGGCAGGATTCTGCGCTGCCATCAGCTTCATAGCGTCGATGTTCATACCGAAACCCTGAGCCAATTCTGATGCAGCCTTTGCCGTGTCAGAAAATCCGGAGAACTTTTTCATCGTGCCGGCCAGTTGCTTCACCTCGATACCCAATTTCTTTGCATACACAACCATCGGTGCAAATGCTTTCGGGCCCAGGTGACCAAACGTCGAGACATCTATGTTAAGCTCTGCCATTCCCTTGGCCATGGTTTTGACACCCATCCCAAACTCTTCAGCCGTTTGCAGCGTTATTTTTGAGAATTCCTCGATTGCCCGGCCGACATCCTTTCCGCGGAGCTCAGCAATATTCATCAACTGGCCCATGTTTTCAGCCGTGACGCCCAAACCTTTTTGCATCATCGTAAGCTGCAAGCCTGACTCTTGGAAAACCCCTTTCAATCGCGTGAACGATTCACCTGTTCCTTGAGCCAATTCGTTTACAGCCTTGAGTGCCCCTGCAATTCCCTCAGCACCGAAACCGAAAACACGAGTAACACTCAATCCAGTTCCGGCCAGATCTCTTGCTGATTTGCTAATCGTGTTTAGCTGGCTTGCGACAGCTTTTCCTGGCCCTGTGGCAATATCACCGAAAATGTCTCTAATTTCTTCGAGTGCGTCGGCGATTGCGGTGTTTCTCGGCAGAGTTTGGGCTGTTTCAATAAACGCATCGAATATCTTAAACGGGGTCGATAGGATTGTGATTCCTAACTCGCCGATTGCGCCTGCGATATTAAGGATTGCACTTCCAACATTTGTCATTGTGCTAAGGCCAGCAGACATTGCATCAGCAAATGCCCCGAAAACCTTCTTGCCAGTGATCAGAGGCTTTTTTGCCTTCTCCATCTTTTGACCAGTTTCTGCGGCGGCGGTGCCTAGATCACGGTTACCTTCTGCAGCTTTTTCGCTAGCGATAACATTTGCGTCCAAAGATGTGGTGACATCGTCAATTGCCTTTTGTGCTTCTTTGAGGCCCTCACCTTTCAAAGCATTACGCATCTTGACAACCAAATCAAGTTGTGTCGACAAAATCTTAGTTTGAGTATTAAGCAAAGTAGAACGAGCTTTCAACGCTTCGTTCATTTGATTTTGTATTTGTAGTTGGACTGAACCTTCATCTGCCATGCCATACCTCTATACTAAATATGACTTCGAAAAAGTTAGGTGAATCTACGTAACCTTGCCGGCACTTGTTCTCTCTGGCGTCCCATTAATGCTCTTTGGTCTGGAGTGTTGTCAGACGCACTTTTTGATGTGTTGCTTGAATCAATCTCAGTAACAAACCTTTGTACAAACCATTTGCGTTGCCAAATCGGCAAATTCATCGCGTCATGAAACGTAAAGCCCATGTAATACATCAATGCAAATATAGGCTCGAGGTAGACCTCTTTATCGTTAGGCGTCAGGCCAAAAAAACGAAGTGCCGATGGGCAGGTCTACCTCCGAAGACTCATAGCAACTTTCACAAGTCATAACGCACTTCATCTCGATGCCCGGCTCATTGTCATTCATGAACTTGCGAAGTGCCCGACTGTCTCGGGCTGGCATGTTATGCACAAACATTGCTAGCTTTGAACGGTCTTCGATGTTGTCAACGGCAACAACGGCTGCCTGGAGCCGACTGGTCACCATGCTATCGAGATCACCCGACAACTTCTTCTTTCTTTTTCGCTCTGCCGTTAGTGCAATATTTTGCTCGTCGGCGCCCGTTAGGAACCTGAACGTTACAACCTTCTTGCTGACTGGCAAAGTAAAGGTGAATTTGTTCTCGCCTGGTTCTGACGGTTCAATTTCGAGTCGCTTGATAGGAAGTTCTGCAAGACTGAATGACTGCTTTTGAGACACATCGCATTCTGGGCAAGGAATTTCGACCTCGTAATCAGAGCCGTACCCTGTAATCCTGACGGCAACCATTAGCGCATTACGGTCTCCGGAGATAAGCTGATCAACCCGGACTGCTTTGTTTACCAGACATGAACGAAGAAGTGCCGTGATGACAGTGCCCTTCTTGAGGAGAGCGCGACTGGTTAGAATATCCTCGTCCTTTGCCGTCATGGCCCGGATTTCAAGCGTTTCACAATTGTGCGCCGCCGAACCCTCTGGGTAGATTTTCCCCTGTGATGGCAGTGGTGCGGCATCAACTGGAATTTCCATTCCAAAATCTTCCCTCATCACATTTCTTGTCTGCATTCCACTAGCTTGCGCTCGCTGGGCATCGAAAACATGGTTCCCTTCTCTTTTGTTGCTCACGTATCACTCCTGTAATTGTCACCTGCATACTGTAGTCCTGTATGCACGCTTGTAAACATAAGTATAAGTGTGTGAAAGTCGTAGGAGTTAGTTTTCTGTGTCGTGTTTTATGTTATAAAATTCGTCTGCTGCGTTCCACAAAATATCTTCAAGCTCATGACTTGGAATGCCCAACTTAACATCAATGTATTTTTCTAGTCTTTTAAATGATGAAATCATTGATTCAACGTCTGGTTTTTTGCCCGTAAGATGGTATGATGAATCCAAAAAATTACCGAAGTTTTCTTTTCCAGGATTGTGTACGCGGGCGTCATCAGATTTTTGTGGGGTTATGGGTTTCTTTTTGTTATCTAGCGGCGTAGATTCAACGTCAGCGCGCTTGTTTTTGTAATATTTCCAGACGCGCTGAGCTGACGGTGATACACCAGGCTGCCTGTCTGGCATTAATTCACCTGTTTCCGCCATGGCTATATCATACATGAGCGGACCAAAATTTTTCGATGCGGCTGGGCCATGCACCATACTAGCACCATTGCTGTTACTTGACGCTTTTTCTATATCAATCGTCCCCATAATGAATGATTCTGCATGTCCAGCCATTCCATCTGGAAGTATCCCGGCATGGTCGTCAAAATCGGCGAGAATGTCGCTGACTGACACTTTACTTGCGCGGGCCATATCCTTAATTTCCTGAATTAGAAAATGTATAAACATACTCCTGTCAAAAAGAATGTACAGGATGTCGCCAGGTCCATCGCGATCCTTGTATACGGCTAACGCTAAATTGTCATTCGACGCCATTTTGGCGGTACGTGCTTTTTCTTGTAGGAGAGTTGTGCGGACGAAGGTCCTGATTGATGAGATGTTCATATTACTAATTATCGTGCAGGATGGGTTCTGGACGTATCAATCACCAATGTGTATGTAGTATGTATTGAAATGATTCGGGAAGCACACGGGATGAGGTGGGACTGTTAGGTGATTGACATGATTGAGCTAGTTGTCAAAGTTCAAAGATGGATGTTCGTGCCCGTGGCAAATCTTACATAGAACGATTCCGGATACATTTTGTGACGTGTGGTAATCAATCACTTTTTCAACGATTATTCTATTTTGTTCTGGTGTCAAGACATGACAATCAACGTCACTGCGGAACTTCTTGATTATCGCTGCCATTTTTTCTTTATCATGATGGATGTGCAATTTTGTTGTGCTTGAGCATCTTTCACACTTGAATTTTGCTGCGGCGAGCTTTGGAAATTTCCATTCGCTGTATAGTCGGTTATTTGAATGGCAAAGAGCACCGATTGTTGACGTTCCGCCTTTCCATTGCGGGTGTTCTGATCCTGTCAAAGATGGAATAATACCGGCCAATCTATTTTTTGACATTATTTTGCTATACTTTTCTCGTTTTTCGGTTGTCCATGTTTTTGCGACCGATCTTCCGGCAATGCGGAGTCTTTCATCATCATGCTTCGTTATCCCTTTATTCCAGACAATCATTTCTCCAGATTTCAACATTTCCCGCCGGGAAGCCTGGCTTTTCTTTTGTGCGTTTTCATTGTGGCCCCAGTTATTTTTGATACGCGCTTGATGACCTGGGCAAAACTTTGAATATCCTTTTGTGATTCCATGGAATTTTGTCTTTGACATGCAACCACAAGCACACGTAGGCTGTTTATGCTTGACAACTGCAGCCAGATATATTGCCTCGCTTGAAAGCTTATGCGCTTTTTGTGCATGAATACGCAATGAGTTAATTTTTTCAGTTTTGTAATTACAACTTGGACATAAAAACATAGTCCCTCCCTATGACACTAGTATATCAATGGGAGGGACTATGTAAAACCTCGTTATCGTAACGTTACATCAAAATTGAAGCACGGCGTTGTCATACCTGACCGTGAGTGCAATCTCTGATGCGTCTGACGTGCTGTAATCTAGTGCACCGAAATCAGCCGCTGTCAAGAATGCACCACGGATATCCCACAATTCAACGACTGTACCGACCGGATCAAGCATCTTCAACTGAATGTCGCGCTTGTAGAAGTCTGCGTAGCCTGCTCGACCTGAGACCGACTCGAAGTGTGTTCGAATCCATTCCATAACCTGCTGAGCGCCGGATGGAGCAATTGGGTCGTGAAGCGTAATCGATAGTGTTTCGAATGTTGCCTTGCCTGCCACATATCGTTTGTGATTGATATACGGAATTTCCAGCTCTTCAATCGCAATGTTTGGTCGCGAGGCAGTCTTCACAATGAAGGCGTCGATGCCTTCAACAGCAAGGACCCACCTAAACTGACGTTTTGGCTCAAATTTATTCGGAAGCATGTCCGTTACTGATAGTGTTTCTGCCATTTTAATCTCCTAAGACTGAGGCTTCGTTATGTTACAGGTCTAAGTATGGTAAACCTAGAATCCCGACAACACAGCTTCCATTTTTTCTGCCATCTCGTCGTAATTGCTACTTCCGTTGGCACCCATGTTGACGACCTTTCTGCCGTTTACAATGATCCACCCGTTTCTGCCGTCAATTTTTATTTCTGCATCTGGGTATCGGCGCTTGAATTTTGCCCTCAACGATTTTGCAGCAGACATTGATGCGGGACCTGCTTGGTTATAGCTTCGTTTGCGGGGCTTTCTGCCTGTCGGTGAGTAACCATAATTCTGATCGCGACCATAATTTTGTTCATTGACCTGTTTCGAAGGTGCCAGTCGATTCGTCATGATCCCATAAACGTCTCCGTTTCCAAAATCTACGTCGGCCATGTCACCCATTTTGTGCATTTTCTTGACAGTGCCTTTCCTTGTTTTACCAAAGATCTCCGTTGTAACAATATCGCCTGGTTTTACTACCTTTCCTACTGGTTTGGCACGCCATGGTGTGCTTTCTCGAATCAAGTTTCTAATTTGTCGTCGTGTGATTTTCATGGGTTACATCCACCTTTGTACTTTTCTATTGAGTACCTTCATCGCCTGATATTTGATTCCTGGTGCTCTAAAACCGCCGCCGATACGTTCAGCCTCATCGTCGATATACCTGATCAGTGAGTCAATCTCTCTTTCAACGTTTGCCATAAGGTCGTCGCGCTCCTGGTCCTCATCATCAGAAACCGTGCCGTCCGCGTTCATCTCTGAGAGGATCTTCTCTTCATTGATAAGTCTTCGTAATTGTTTTTTTGTAATTTTCACGTGCTATTCCTAGATATTGTTGCTTACCACGAAGTCAAGCGAGACGAACTCGATTGATTTTGTTGGCTGTAAGAAGATTTTACCGCGGATGGTGTTATTCTCAATGTCAGCCTGTGTCGTTGTCGACGCGTCAATCTTGACCTTGAATCTATCCAACCCACCTTGTGACTGGACGGCTGCCAAGATCGGTTGTACCCTCGCTTCAAATGATGCGATTGTAGATGCCTGGTTTGGCTCAAACAAGAATGTTCGTGCCACATCTCTGACCTTTCTACGAATGTCGATTAGCAAACGTCGTACGTTCACACGGTCGAGAGCGCTCTGTGCTGCAAGCAATGTTTTCTGGCCGAATACGGTTACTCCGGAATTTGCCTGGACGTCACCGATGATTGGGTTGACATCAGCGCTGTAAAGTGCATCACGATTTGCCTGTAGAAGCTCAACCGTTGGATACAATGCACTCTGCAAAGCACCTCGTGAGAAGCCTGCAGGTGCGAACCAAGGATGACCAATTGCATCATTCAGTGCCATGGCACCAAGAACAACAGCCGAAGACGGTGCTTTCACATTCGTCTTGGTTGCAACATCCTGAATTACCACGTCTGGGAAGTATGCTGCCGCAAACGATGAATCCAAAGCCCTCGATTGGAAAGCGTTGACCGTGTTCGTCACGCTGATTACCTGAGCTGATGATGTCACGAACGTGTTAACTTCGTCCTTTTCCTCGATGTCCATGACATACAATGCATCAAATCGTCGTTCGACTGATTCGATTGCGTAGTCTGTAACAGATGAGTGACGAAGTCCAGGGATTGCCAACAACTGAATGTCAACATCCTGTTTTGCTTCCATCACGTCGACTGCTTTTCGCAACGCTGCAACGGTTGGTCCGTTCTTGCCGCCCTGCAAAGTCGAGTCATCCATCTCACGACGAACAGCCGTATCGGTGAATTTCGATTTCTCAGAGTCAAATACGTTGGTTCCGTCATATCCGCCCTGGAGTGGGAATGTGAACTTCAAGTATTTCTGGCTTGGAATGTGCGCAAAATCCTTAGTTGAATCCAAGAATCGAACGTTGGTCTTCGAAGTTCCGTCACGGTCATCAAGCGATGATGCCTGCGTTCCATTTCGGCGATACGAAGCAGCTGCCCACTGTTGTGGGTCTGGCCTGTCATTCGATCCAGTAATAACCTGCACCCTCTCAAGAGAGAAGAAGTTGTTGTTGAAACGGTCAGCGTCGAAAATCGTTCCGCCCACGTCAGCAGCTCCAGCATTATCACCGACTAGTGGGTTCTGCCAACTTGTGTGGAATTTCGGGTAATACCTTGTGAAGGATAGCAACGATGCATCCAGTTTTTCATTCTTGTTAGGAAGTGAAACGCTTGTCTTCGTTTCGAATTGGATTCCCCATGTGAATGACTGCTGGACGTTTTTCTTTGGTGAAGCACCGGTAGAGATCGACTCACGCATTGGGATAGGAGGCTGAACAACCCGTTTGAGCAGATCAGATGAAATGCTGGCTGACATCGAACCTCGCAATGTGGCAAAGCTTCCTGTTAGGATTGAGCCTGCTGTTCCTGCGATTGTTGTGCCTGACGTAATCAAGTGATGAATTCCACGGAAACCTGTTGGCAATGCCGTTGGGTCCAATCGATCATTCTTCAAGTCGCTACTCAACGTCACTCGGACGTAGTTTGAAACGCTTGGGTAATCACCTTCGACAACGATCTTCTGGTTTCCAGTTGCTGCTTCGAAGTCGAAGTATGTTCGCTGGTCACCGATTCGCTTTGCAATGTAGTTGTCAGACGACGGATCCAAACTCAAGCCTCTGAATGATTCCAGAACTGCTGGGTTCAAATCGTTGTCTGTGAAGCGTCGAATCAACACATCGAAAGTGCCGTACTTATTATTCGCCTTTGATGAAGCCGCGATGTTTTCAATCGTGACCTTGACTTCGCCTGCACCGATGAGACCGTCAGACAATGTTGTTAGTCTGAACAAATCCTTGTTTGCGCCACCGAATTTCTGTGATACGACGAATGGACTGAATGCCGCCTCAAACCTGTCCTCGAAGTTCTCGAAGTTAGGTACACCAACGGTTGTTGCCGATGTTGCAGAACCTACGTCCCGGTTGAGTGTCGAAGTCAAAAGCAAAGCAACTGGCTCAAGATTTGTGAACCAGACTGTTGGGTTGATCACGCTTGTACCGGTCGCAACAGCAAGTGCTGGATCGATATCGTAGTGCGTATATAGATAATGCCCAGCATCTTCGATTTTCAATGGGTCTGTGTTGAGCACGTTTACGAAGTAGTTTGGAACGCTGGGGTCGAATGATGCCGTAACAACATTCTTGTATGTTGCGTTATTTTTGTGACCGTTGAATAGGAGAACGAACTCCTGCTTCGAGTTACTAACATCGACGCTACCAATGTTTCCGCCAGCATTACCGACACCTGATCCGCCAAATGATGGATAAGCGGCTTCGTTTGCAGCCGGAGCCATGTTACCAGCAAGGTCAAGTGAGTGACTCAATGCCGGGATAACACCAGAAGGTGCCATTAGCATACCACGGAGAATCGGAGTTGCGTTGACGTTCTTCTGGATGCCAGCGTCGCTAAGGTATGTTGAACCGTTTGACTCAGACATGATAGCTGCCAGCATGTATGAACGGCCGAGCGCTCCACCTGGTAAGTTTTCAGCACCTGAATATGAGTTATCGCCGACGAGCCCGTTTGACTGGACAAGCCTATCACCAACAACAAATCCTGCGTTGGTTACCTTGCCCTGGTTGTTACCCGTCGAGAGCCTTGCAGAACCGTCACCGGCACCAAGAACACGAACGAATACACCCGAATCGGCGTTCCTCAACCATTCACGCATTGCAATCGGTCCAAATTTTGTGCCGTCGCTATTCCCGAACGTTGAAATAAAGTCTTGAAATGTTGCCATAGTCACTGGGACGAAAGCAGGACCTCGTACTGACGTTCCTACAACACCTGCAGGAATTCCAGA